AATCCACAATTTCTACTATACTCTTCCATGAAATTACGTAGTGCTGGTTGGGTTGATTGTGGATTCAGATAATCCATTTCATCCAAAATGACATATTTTCTATTACCATTGAATGAAACAGTCGATGCGTATTGTGCGATAGTTGTACGCAATGTATCAATATTTCTACCTTCCAATGAACCATTGATCATTAGAAAGTCCATATCTAGTTGATTTAGGAGGGCTTTTGCAACAGTAGTTTTACCAATGCCTGGTTTACCGGAAAGGAGGAGGTTTGGTACCTCTCCTTTCTCAATAAACTTTCTGAATACAGATTTTAGTTGCTCTGGAAGAATACATTGGTCAATATTGATCGGACGATATTTCTCTGTCCATAAGAATTGTTCTTTCATACTATATTATCTCCCATTATAGATTTTCAAAAAGAATCAGAATCTACTCTCATATCGTCAACTACAAGACCAAACTGGTCAATATAAATTTTAAGGTCTTTGATAACATAACCATATGCAGAGAGTGTAGCTAGGAATTGATCCATTAGTGGAAACCATTGAGTCTCGTCACTAAAAGTCTTTTGTGTTGAGATGCTATTACCATCTTCATCATAAATGTTGATTGATAATGTAAGTGGATGTTCATGTTTCATAAAAATTATCCTTTAGTTTCAGTTGCAACAAAATATGTGACACGGTCATCTGCAGTTTTGAACTGTGCAATACCCTTAGATGAAATAGTAACTGTATAGTCTAACATCATCATTTTGATATTGTCAAGTTTAAAAACATGACGACAATCATTACTATCAGTTGTGCCTAATGGAGTTTTGAAAGTGTTTACGGATGAATTTTTACTATCACCAGCTTCAATGGCAATTTCACCATCTTCTACGGTGACAATAAGTTCTGGTGCATTCAACACACGAGCTGATTGCTGAATCTTATTCAAGACTTCATTCGATAGATCAAACTCTACAGAAACATCTGGCAATGATAGATTTTTATCAGGAGGAGTTACAATCATACTCTTATCAGCATAGTGATATTTGGTCTTTGAACCACTTTCATCACTAATTACCATGTGATGATCTTTTAGATCAAGTGATGGACTAGTAAATAGACCTAATGCTGCTAGAAATTGATTTAGATCATAGATACCAAACTCACGTTCAATATTTTCACTAATAATAACTTCAGATAGAACAGTTTTCTGTGGTGAAACTGTTCGTAGTTTACTTCCTGGTTGAAAATATAATGATTGATTGATTGTAGCAAAATTCTTTAGCACATTGATAGTTTGATTAGAGATATTCATTTTTCACCTCACAGTTGTTAGAAATTATTTCTTTTTATAACGGGACAATTCGTTGGCATCTGCAGTTGCAGCGGCACCAATTTGGGCTAGGTCTACTAGACTTCCACCAAAGACATAAGAGCCCATATGACTTAGACGCATCCATGGGCACATCCACACTTTCAAACCAATATTTCGAGCCCATTGAGAGAACATATAATCCTCAGACAAGTAGCGATTAGTATCTGGGCAAATCACGGTATCAAAATAGGCATGAATTTGTCTTGAACCATCAAAATGCTGAGTTCGAATATGATCTGGTGTATACTTCAATTCTGGATATGCATTAGCAAATTTCTCAAATACATGTCTCTGAATCATCATAAATCCAGTGCCACCTTCTAATACTTCTACTGGCTCATTTACTGGAATTTGATCTGTACCTGGTGCAGGATTGAACACAAAGTCTCCAACAAAATTCTCTAATGCATTAGGATTCTGATCTGCAAATCCTTTATTTACTGCCTTGACAATTTTTTCCCATGCAATAGTCTTTTTTGGATATGGTGCACAGACAATATCTTTATCACTATCTTCTGCCGCAATTGCTGCTAATGCTAATACATCATTCGGATCAAACCCAATATCCGAATCAATGAACATCATATGAGTATAACCCGAACGAAGAAACTCGTCAACCAAATAATTGCGTGCTCGTGTAATTAAACTTTCATTGAAAAGATAAAAGTAATTTATATCAACACCATATTTTGTAGCCAACATACCTAAATCAGTGCAAGATTTTGAATAATGACCAGTGCAGCTTCCTCCATACATGGGAGTGGCAATGAATATTTTCTTCTTTCTAAGTTCTTCTATAGTAATACTAATTTCCATTCAATTCTCCTTATTATAATTATAAGCATGAATAATTGTCACCCATGCACTTTTAGGATTTTCTTTAAAATCAACATGTTTGAAATGTTGTTTTAAATGATTAACAACTTCATATTGTAATTTCTGATCTTTATCATTCAAGTGGGCATGATGAAATTCTAAAATGATTTCTTTAGCATCATAATAATTATCAATATGTCTAAAACATTCAATCTCACCACCCTCAATATCCATTTTAATAATAGTTGGTCTATACTTATCAACTATTTCTGAAAATTTAATACATTGTACTTCTACACTATTACGACCTCTTTTAGATACTAACGAATGAGCACCTTTATTTTTTTTAAGATTAATAGAAAAATTTCTAGTTAAAGGATCAGTTCCAACAACAGCTAAATTAAATAACTCACACTTATCTTCGAAGTCATTAAATTTTGTATTTTTACAAGCTAATTGATAATTTTCATTTTCAGCTTCAAATCCTACTACATATTTTGCTCCCTTTGAAAGAGCATAAAGTGTAAACATACCAATATTCAACCCAATATCTACAATTATATCCTCACTGGTAATATTTAATTTTCTATATTCACCAGAAAAAACTTCTCTCATAACAAAAGGATCAGATGTTTGAGGTCTTACATAAGCCTGTATTCCCTTATATTCCATCAACTCAACATCATATAATACATCTTCAAACAAAGTATTAACCATTCAATTCTCCTTATTCAGCAATCAATTTCATATTGTATTCATTGATTGTTTTTGATAAATTAAGATTTGGCTTTAAAATCAATTGGTTATCTTTAAAGGGTGTATAATCGACATAATGGTGCCATCTATTAAATCTCCAAACATTTTTAGTAACATCTGGATGCATTTTAAACAACATTTCTGACTTATTACTAGTACCTTTATAAATTTCATCTTCTTGGTCTTCTACTGCATAAAATTCTGCAGTATTTCCACCACCAATCTGCTGTGTGGCTTCTTTGTCTTGTAAAAAGATATTGTATTGAATAGTACAATCACCGTCTTTTAGTACTCGAAGTGAAAGATCAGTGTCTTCGTTATATCTACCTCTCCACTGATACTTACAATCATTTCTAATAAGAAGGCATGAATATATACGTGTATTTAGTACATACGGTGGATACTTATTGTTAGAAGCACAAAAACCTACATATTGTAATCCACTAATATATACATTTTCAAATCTATCCATAAAGTCTTCACATACTCTAAACATAACTCCAGAATAGATAGGTATTCGTTGATTATTATTCATTCTATACATATCACGAATGTTATCATCCATTACCCAATGAGAACTATAACCCATTGAGACTGAATGGTCCCATGCAAAATTACGTGCTGGTCCTGGACCAGTGCTCTTAGATAATCCTAGATCATCATATGTATCATAATATGCTTTATATTGGTTGTCAAGTATTAATACCGTGCCATAACGAGAATCTGTCACATTTAAATAATTATCATACTCCTGTTCCTCAACTACAATATAATAAGGCTGTTTCATTGCCTCTAGTACCTTTGCAGTCAGACGAATCTTTGGGTCCCATCTACCCTTCGATACAATATAGATGGGATACTTGGGCTTTGTTGTTTCATCTTCATTGCAATGCCACCCCAATCCTTTAGTCTTATACGATGCACGAATAAGCTTAGGATGCCACATACTTAACGTCCTATCCGTAATATCTTGTTCAATTTTATCTGATAAATCTTTGATATCATTATCATTTTTAAACTCAATAATGATACGATGGAACGGATCATTTTGGTCGTTATGGAAGTGAGGCATATTGATCCAATACTTCGACCATTTATTGATATGATAGGTCGATTGTTTTTTCTTTTTCTTAATAAGGACTGGTTCTAAATCAATCAATGGATTTGGATCATATAATACGTGTGTAGTCTCTTCTGTAATAATGATTCCACTCTTTTTAGAAAAATCTAATACGTCTTCTGCATTGCGAAAATTGAGATATATTTTTCTATTGCCTTCTTTTTTCTTTTCAATTTCGGCTTTACTTTGACGAACTAAGACTGCATGATCCTCTTTCGTTACTTCAAATAATGTATTCATTTAATCTTTCTCTTATTGAATTTTGGATTAAATCTTCTAATAAAAGTTAATTCAATGTCTTTAATCTCTTCTGATGAATAATCATATAATGGAATATACATCAATTTCAAATTATATTTTTTACCATAGAAATAACGATATTTCTTTCCAGCGGAATGACCTTCATCATTTCTACTCTTATGTAAGATTTCTTTACAAAATCTATACACTCTATATCTAATTGATGAACTTGATCCACCAATGTAAATCAATTCATTTTCATTGAAAATAGCATAAACACCAGGAGTATCATTCAAACTAAGATTGCCATTGTCAATTTTAATACTAACTCCTTTTTCTGTTTCTTCAATAGAAATAGGTTTGATTCCATTCCTATAACTTGACTTGATAAGTCCTTTTAGAAAATTTTCAGAAATATTAGAATTATCATTATTCCATAAAGTATTTCCTAGTGTCAACATCATTTTATTCCTCCGAATAATTCGTGATATATTCCATTCCATAGTTGTTTACTGTATCAGTGAATTTTAGACCAGATTTCATAATGAGTTTATTAGTCTTGAATGGGCTATAATCGACGTAATGATGCCAACGACCATATTTCCATACATTTTTACTAACGTCTGGATGTAATCGTAATTGCATATCCGACTTGTTACTAGTACCATGCAATACTTCATCTTGCTGATCTTCAACGGCATAAAATTCGTCCGTATTGCCACCTTTTAGAGTTTGGGTTGCCGCTTTGCCTTGTAGAAAAGCATTAAACTGAATAGTACAATCACCATCTTTCAATACTCGCAATGATAAGTCAGTATCTTCATTATATCTACCTCTCCATTTATACTTACAGTCATTCTTAATCAACAAACATGAATAGATGCGCGTATTTAGTGCATATGGAGGATACTTACTATTAGGTGCAATAAAGAATCTATATTGCAAGCCAGAAACTGGTACATTCGCAAATCTGTCCACAAAGTCTTCACATGCTCTAAAACACACTCCAGATTCAACACGAATTCGTTGATTTTTATATAATCTATAGAAATCTGTGATGTTATCATCCATGACCCAATGAGCATCATATCCCATTGAGATTGAATGGTCCCATGCAAAATTACGCGCTGGTCCTGGACCAGTGCTTTTTGTCAATCCTAGATCATCACATAATTCATACTCCAATTTATACTGATTGTCAAGAATTAAAACCGTACCATAACGAGAATCCGTTTCGCGCAGATAGTGTTCATACTCTTGTTCCTCAACCACAATGTAATATGAAACTCGCATTCGTTCCAATGATCGCGCAGTGCATCTAGAGTCCCACCGACCCTTTGAAACGATGTAAATAGGGTATTTCGGTTTTAACTCATTGATATCATTGGGAATAACCCATCTTTTTCGAGCATTATCATCTCGTTCAAGTTTAGGATACCAAATTGACTTGGTTTTTTCTGTGATTGGGTGATCAATGATATTGGAGAATTGATTGATATATGAGATATCGTCAAATTGAATAGTAATTTGTTTGAATGGTGGATTGTCTTCCTGAATAAACTCTGGCATTTCTTTCCATAACTTGCGCCAAGACTCATTTCTATTAGTCTTCTTTTCTTTAGTTTGAAATGAAATGCCTTGAGTATCATCAAATAGAGTACGGATTGGAAAATCAACTATACGAGTTTTCTCAGAAATATCAATACCCAATAGATTGGAAAATGAGATTACATCTTCCATTTCTCTAAAATTGACATAGATCGAGTGTTTTTGTTTTTTTCTATCTTGTTCATATTTTTGGGCACGAACAAGTTTAGCTTGGTCTTCTTTTGAATCTTCCAATCCTGGCAGCATAACTATTTAATCCTTTTGATATATCTAAGTTTACTGTTTGGATTTGATTGATTAGGTCGTTTATAACTTTTAAAGGTATATCCAGTTAATTTTTCATATCTTTTGATATTAAAAGAATTTTCAGCTTCAAATTCTAATGCTTCTCCAATTTGTAATGATCTAAGATTAGTTAAAAATAATTCAGTTTTTGTAGGCGGTCTAGGTTGTTTTTTCTTTTCATCTAAAATAGATTGTTCTACTTTATTCATTTCAATTGAACTAACTTTCCTAATATTCAAAGGATGATTAGACTTAAATAAAGTATTTGAATGAGTTGACATATTATTAATAATCATTTTTAAAACCTCCCTGATTATGTCTATTTGATAACTTTTCAATGTTCAATTGGATAATTTCATCTAATGAAACATCTAAAGCGCGACACATCTGCATAACATACCACATAACATCGCCTAATTCAAGCTTTAATTTCTCTCTTCGATCTTCCCAATCATCTTTTCCATGAAAGATAATTTTCTTCACATGATCCGCCACTTCTCCTGATTCACCAGTTAAACCCAATGCACCAGTAAGAAGTGCTGGAACATCTATATTGTGTTGATCTAATTTATTCATTCTATAGGCAAAATCGTCATAATCTCGTGAATAATCACTAGTAACACTTAGAACAAAGTCTGCATATTTCTTATCATCTAACATTCCGTTTTCTCTTTCTATTGTTAAGTTTCATATCTTTATATGATTTTTCTCTATGATATCGAGTTGCTCTATCACGGAAATCAATACCTTGTAAATGATCATATTCATGCTGAAAAACCCGAGCAGTGAAACCTTCAAATTTAATAGTATCCGTTTTACCCTCATAAGTAGTATAACGAACACGAATACCACTAGGTCTTTTAATTTTCATATAAAGACCTGGATATGATAAACAACCTTCTTCTGCATATACTTCTTCGCCAAAGGTGTCAACAATCATAGGATTAAATACACCAATTACATTATCTCTATCATGAGGATTACCGATAACAAAAACACTATAATCTAATCCAATTTGATTTGCTGCTAATCCAACACCATTATGACTACACATAAAGTCTCGCATAAGTTCATATAATTCTTTAGAATCAATTTCTGGATTCTCAAAATCAAATGGTTTAGTCTCTTTATTTAAACTATCATTAGTCAATTCTAAATTCATTAATTACTCCTTTACAATATGAACTTTAATGCCTTTACTTAACATATACTCAGTACAATGCTTGGTTCCATTACCACCTGGAAAAGATATTCCTATCACTTTATCAGATTCGTTTAAGGCAGAATTTACCATACCTATATTTCTAATAGGACCAGCAGCATTCTTATGTTGTTTCCAATTAGCAAAAAATTGTGCTGTATATATATCGTTTTCACCACAGTAATCAAATACCATTTTATCTAATCCTGGAGCATCACCAACAAAAACTGTTAGTTGATCACCATAGATTTTTTTTGCATTTGATAATACACGTGATACCGCATTGGCATTATTATAATCTCTACCACCAGTACATACAATAATAACTTTATTCATCATTTTTTTTCCAACAATTACAAAATTTACATTGAATTGAATTTTCATCATTCACTATATCACAGAATACGGAAGTGTCAATCTCTTTTATCATACAATCGTGTAAATTTACAGATTTTGCAAAATTTTCAGCATTTTCAATTGAAGTGAAAATATTTGGCATAGGTGAAAAATCATTCAATAGACCATTTGAAAAATCACTATACCAAAATAAATTGTTCCCTTGTTTGACCCAAATTCCATAAAATATCATTATTTTTTTCCTTATATAATTCTACTAAAATTTCCTTGTTTTTCAAATTGAATTGTTTTAAAAAACTTATCTGCCATATTATTATTATGGCTGATAACAAATAGATTATCATCTTTAGTTACAGATTGGAATAATGCTAATAGATTTTCAACTCCTTCTGTATCCATTGAACTATCGAATACTTCATCCATGATTAATAAATTGGTACTTACACTATTTCTTAATTTAGCAACTGCTCTCCAAGTCAACATTAATGACAAATCAATACGTTTTTTTTCACCTTCACTAAAAGAATCATATGAAAATTCATCTCTAAATCGAGATTTTATTTTTTCATTAAAAGTTTCATCTAATTCGAATTGAACAAAGAAGCCAAATTGTTGCAAGTAATGATTGACTAATTTATTAATGATTGGAACATATTGTTTAATAATCTGTGCTTTAATTCCACCATCTTTTAACATTTCAGCAGCACTTCTAAATAACTTTGTTTGTTCTTCTAATTCTACTCGTGATTTACGATTGATTTCATTAGTTTTGATTAATTTCTTAATTTCATCTTCTTTATCTTGCATAATATCAACTTTCTTTTCCATATCCGCAATTTCATTTTCAATTTGAGAAATAAACATTTGAGAATATTGAATATTATTTTCTAAATCTTTAATAGACATATTATATTCATTGATATTCATTAATACTGTAGATTGATATTCAATGATTTCTTCTAATTCTACCAATTTACTATTCAACTCGATGATACCACTTTCAATTTCATTTTTTTGAACTGTTTTCTTTTCTATAATTGATGTTTTGAAAAAATCATCAATCTGTTGTTGACAAGTAGGGCAATTATCATATTCATGAAAAAAATCAACAGTTTTCAATAAAGTCTTCTTTTTTGTTTCAAGTTTATTCTTTAAATCATTATATTTGTTTAATTTTTCTTTCAATTGATTATTATTGGAAATACTATTCAACATAGTATTCAATTTAATTTTTAAATTGGTAATTGCATATTCGTCATTCTGAATTTTGGTTCTATATTGTGAAATTTGATCTTTTTTACTAGCAATTAATTCATTTTGATTAGTAAGAAGTTCAATTTTATGTTTTTGAATTAATTGTAATTTCTGTTCAACTAATTCAATTTGGTACTCAATATCTTTGAGATCTATTTTATTCTGAGAAATTTTATCTTTTAGAATAGTATTCATAATGGAAAAGATTTGTAAATCTAATAAATCTTCAATTACTTCTCGTCTTCCCGCTGCTGGTAACTGCATAAATGGTACGAATGTTGCAGAACCTAAAACAATTATTTGTGTAAATGATTTAAAATTCATTTTCAAAATTGTTTTTTCTAGATATCCTTGATAATCTTTAATTGCAGCAGTCTGATTAATTAATTGACCATTTTGAATTATTTCAAATATTGCAGGTTTTATACCACGACGAATGAGGAATTCACTACTTCCATTAGTGAATTCTATTTCTACTAATAAATCTCGTTGATTGATAGAATTGATCAATTGTGGTTTGTTGATTTTTCTAAATGGTTTTCCATAAAGAACAAATGCGATTGCATCTAAAATTGTTGATTTACCAGCACCATTATCTCCTATTATAATAGTTGAAGGATTACGATTCAGAGATATTTCTGTAAATGCATTGCCTGTACTCAATATGTTCTTATAACGTATTGTTTTAAAATATAAACTCATTCTATATTTAATGCCTCCTGATAAAGAGTACGAAAAAGACTATTCAATTTAACTTTGTCTAATTTAGTTTCAATATTATGAACGTAATCCTCTAGAATTTCTATGGTACTCTTAGCTTGATTTGCAATATTTTCACCATTTTCTATATCTAAATTTAGAAAATCTTCAATGATTTGCAAATTGAATACGTTAGCTTTTGTCAATCGTTCAATGAATATTGAAAAAAGATATGAATTTGTTTTGTTTTTAACTATAACTTTCATATAAGTATTTTCAAACAATTCATAGTTTATCTCGTCTAATTCTTCAATTGTCAAATTGGTATCATCATATTCAAAGCGATGAAATAGTCTATATGGATTCTGAATAAATGTCAAGTCTCTAGTTTCGGTATCAAAAACATGAAACCCTTTAGGATCATTGTAATCTGACCATGTCATTTCATAAGGGCTACCCAAATAATTAATATTGCCTACAGACGATTTATGATGAAAATGACCAGAAAAAACCATATCAAATTTTTTGAATATTGAAGTATCAATACCACTTTCACATATAGATCCTTTATGCATTTCAAAACCATTAATCTCAAAATGACCCATTAGTATCTCACATGAACTTTTATTCATCATGTCATAGCATAAATCTTTATTTTCAGAACATATCCATGGTACCAATAAAATATTCAATCCTTCTATATTGATTTCAGTAGGAGTTTCAATATTCTTTATATCAAATTCCGTATAATTGTATAATTGATCCATAGCATTAATTGAAAGATTATTACGAAAATAGATATCATGATTACCTACAATTGTAAAAAGAGGTATTTTTCTTTCTTCGATAGGAATAATGAATTCATCTTTTAATTGATTTGATGAAAGGAAATTAATATATTTTCGACGATCTACGACATCCCCTAAATGAATAATTGTATTTGGTTTAATTTCATCTATCATTGGAAAAAAGACATTCTTATAAAATTTGCTAAAATATTTTCCTAATATTTGATTGTCATTTCTAACTCCAAAATGAGTATCTGTAATTAAAACAATTTTCGCCATTATTATTCCTTTTTTATTTTTTCTAATTTGTCTTCATATTCTTGAATAAAACGAGTCATATTATCTAAAGCGCCATCACTATAAACAATCTGTTCTTCCATATCTCCTAATAATTGGCTTTCTAAATTGAATTGTTCAATCTGTTTGTATTTTTTATACAAAATCTTTTTTTCTGCAGAAATTCTACGAAGAAATGCAAAATACGTGATTTGAGAAAAATAAGAGAATGGATTTTTATATTTCTCTGGATTGAAGTTATGGATGTATAGAATGCAATTTTCAATTGCATCATTAATCATTTCATCTTTGAAAGGATAACGACTAAAATTGAAATTTTTAGCCATATTTATAGCGATATCCATAATACATTGACCTATATAATTATTAGCTTTAGGTCTTTCTTTACTTTGATTTTTTGCTTCATTACATTTATCAATGTACTTTACCATTTCATCATAAAACTTTTTATTATCAATATAATTTTTAGGTTCTCTTTTAGTTTTTCTTTTTGGTAATGCCATTATATCTCCATTTTCTTGGTTGTCAACATCATTTTTTTCTTGACAGCAGCTGATTTTGTTGCTAGACTACGTATGTAGTCGTTAGTAAACATATCTTAATGATATGTAATGTTAGTTGTATTAGATGATTTTTGTTGATTATTATTTAGAAAATCATTTGTTTTATCATTTAAATCTTTTATGAAATCTTCATAATATGAATCAATTTTATCATTGACTGCAGTAAAAGTAATAATATGAGTGGCAGGTAAAGTCATAAAATCAGTTTTACTCATTCCATGAAATAATCCATTAAAATAAAGTGTTGAATCTACATAGTTAAAAGTAACAGGATTTGAAATAATTAATCCTGTAGTCAATACTTTTTCTATTTTAGCTATTAGCTGCATTCCATTATCAATTAATATTAATTGAACTGTACTTTCTATTTCTGCTAATATTGTTTCTCGATCAATCATGATTTCTCCTCTAAATTAATTTTGTATATTTTATAGTTGAATTTTTCTTGATTGTAATATTTAAGTCTCTCAGCCATATGTTGTAAAGTATAGTTGATATGTTTTTTATGTTGTAAATCATCTGCAATATCAAATAAAACACATTTGGTTTTATTTTCACCCATACGTAAACCTCTTCCAATTGATTGAAGATTTTTAATTTTAGCTTTTGATGGGCTAGTAAATATGACATTGTGTAATCGTTTAATATTAACACCAGTAGAAAATGTTCCAACGGATGCTATAATTATGGCATCATTTTCTTCCTCTACAATTTTACGTATTGCGTTCCGTTGATGACCTTTAGTACCTCCAAATACGAAAAATATCTTTCTTTTCTCATCTTCTTTTTGAAATAGATCATAAAGAAGTTTGCCGTGTTTATCAACATATTGAAATAATAATAACGTATTGCCTTTTAATGAATATGTCAAATTCTTTATGAATAAATTACGTTTTTCATTACCAACAATGAAATCCATTTCATCATGATATTTGGCTTTATATAAAAGTTTTTTAGTAGAATCACTATATTTGAGAATTAAAAGTTTAATAGTCAATTCGGCTAATTCTTTTCTATCCATTAATTCTTTAGTTGTAGTAGTACGATATACCTTACCGAATAACCCTTCTAATACTAATTGATGGGCTTCAGTATCATCTAAAGTTCCAGTAAAACCAAATCGGTATTTACAATTTGATAATTTTTCCATTATACCGACTAATGAAGCCGCCTTATATCCATGCGCCTCATCACCTATAACAACTCCAAATTGATCAAAAAATGATTTAGGCATTTTTGCAACAGATTGCCATGTTGAAATTACTACATTTTCTTTGATTTCTTTTTTCCAAGATTTATCTGTTTCACCAGTGATTTTTAAAATACTAGTAAATTGATTATTTGAATAATCTTCAAAATCATTAGCTAATTGGAGTACTAATGAAATAGTAGGTACAATTATTAGTTTTTTCATTGGATAGTATCGGGATAACATATAGATCATTAATGATTTACCTGAACCAGTCGGAGATAATATTAGACCTCGATTGTTTCTAATACAATCGACTGTACCTTTTATTTGATAATCTCTGGGTTCATATTTTGGTTTTAAAGCTTGAATAAATTTTCCACATTCATATAATGAAAATTCAGTAGTATCTTCTAATTTAGAATTAACATTGATTGAATATTCACGACTTTTTGCAAAATCTTTAATATAATGTAAAAGACCTTTATATATGGTGAATGTTTTAAGATTGAAAAGTCTTATCTTTCCATCAAACATACCATTTCTGTATTTGGGCATAAATTTATAACCAGGAACATAGAATGAGAAATGATCTGACATTTCCATAGCAATCCCACGATTACAATCAATACGAATAAAGGTTTCATTTAATTCATGAATAATAATATCATTCATTAATTAGGCTTGTCTCAATCTAAATGAAGTGATAATACGAATTGGTTCAAAATATTTCTTGATTAAGTCAATAACTATTTCCGTATCATATTCTTTACATGAAAAGACGTCAAAATAAGAATCTCCTGAATCATCACAGAAATGCGCGCAAATATTTGATGTTTCGATAAGTTGAACTAAAGTATATCCACTTTTATTATCAGAACCGAAATGATTGATCATTGGTTCACCATATGCAACCATATCAATTTTTTCTACTAATTCTTTAGTGAATTCATAAATTTTATGTTCATTTGGCCATTTAACATTTTCATTGCAAGCTTTTGCATCAACTTGTAAATGATAACCCCAATAATCTCCCATTAATTTTTATCTCCTTTTTTATGTTCCAAAATTTGTCAATCTACGCCATTCAATCGCATTTCGAATATTCCAATTTCTATTATTCAAAGCTTTCATTATCTCTTCACAAATTTCAACCTTTTCCAATTGATGTAATAATTTCAGATTCAAATCAATCATTTCTGAATCAGTTTCTATATATGTTGCCATATCAGATTTTAATACTTTTTTAAGAAAAGGAGTTCGATTTATTTGTTTTAAATCATCTGGATTATTCAAATCACCAGAATAATATTCATGTAAAAGTTTATTTAGTTGTTGTTTCTTAGCTTGAAATCCTTTATGTCGCTGTCTTTCTTCCGACATAATTTTTAACCATTTTGAATGTAGATATGGAATTTTTAAACTTTCAACGTCTAAATCTGTATTATCAATTTGACTATCTTTTTTCCATTCTTCAAAAATATCTTCAATCTTCATTATACCTCCTATATCTATTAAAGTAAGTATAATCTATTTTTTCACTATGTCAAGTAAAAATTTATACAGATTCGAAAGTAAATAGGGTATATTGAAATATGATTGAGGCTTCTAAATAATCAATATCTGTTACAGTCGATGAAAATTGTAATTCACTTATACTTTCTGGAAACATATTATGAAATTTAATCTTCAAATTAGGATTGTATTTACTACTTAATACGAAAAGTGTGGCATCCGAAAAAATATTGTTATTTACACTAGTAGCTTCATATAAACGACGCTGTTCAGTTTTTGATGGCGCACCAATTCCTATTAACCAATTATAAATTTCCATATAATTAACCATATCTTCATCTACACGAAATGTTAGAGAAAGTGGAGAAAATTGCAACTTTGTACCCGGGCGAGTGTAATCAATCAATGGTGTATTAATTGTAGTGGTATTCAACTGAATTGACGGAATAGGTACATTTTGACAAAAATATGTCACAGTCGGCGCTCGATCTAGAACTAATTTGAATCCAGTCTGCCCTAAAAAATTCTTGTTCGTTGGCTCTGTAACCATCATTTTCTCCTTGACAAAATATAAAAAATGTATTATAGTATATTTATAAGATTGAGAAGGAATGAGAAATGTATACATATGAAGTAATCTGTGAAGATGCTTATGGCTCAATTATTGATAGTAAATGGGTAAATAGGCGCGACGCTATGGATCGGGTAGAGCAATT